AGAGGTTTGTTTATAATTCCAAACTTTATATCATCTAAAACTGTTGGAGATTTATTAAATAATTTATTCACCATTGCAATCATTCTATTTGTTGTATTTAAAGATTTTCCAGACCTATCTAATCCTCCTTGTGCATCTCTTTTCAAACTATCTGTCAATGTCATAGCTACAACAGATGGATCAAAATTTGCTACTTTTTGTTTGTTGTTAAAATTACCAATAATTTCTTTATTACCTTCCCATTTAGTTGAACGATTATATAGAGCAAATATTTCTGCAGATTCTTTAAGTTTTTCTTGTTCTTTTCTCCAATTTCTTTCCCACGCTTCAAGACCTTTTCCTATAGGTTTATCACTTGGTTCTAATAACCATGCTCCTACATATTCATGTTTTTTTAAATTTTCAACAGTTACATAACCACTTGTTGTCTCATCAAATGGATAAATAACAACAAAACTATTTGAGTCAGGTACATCAGTTATTGTGTATTCTCCAGAAATAGCATTTCCACTTGTAAAATTTAATTGAATTTTATCGTTTTTATTTAAATTATGATCTTCAAAATTAACAGTTATATTTACTCCTGATTGAGAATACTTTGCTGCTAATTTCAATGGCTCATTACCTTCATCATGAACTAACGACCACATAGCTGCATAAATATGCTTGCACCAACGAAGCTGATAATATTGTAAATTTTGAAAAGAATTTTCTTTTTCATCTTCATATTCTGGTAATTCGTAAAAATTATTTATAGTTACGTAACCTAAATCTCTAAAAGTACCGGGGATATCTCTTTCATCACTTAAAGTTCCATCTGGTTGGAGGACATTTCCGGGTTTTGTATCTCTTATAGGAGTAACAGGAAATCTTGAATTATTTGAGTTTTTAAATAAATCATAACTGTCTCTTCTAGAAAAATCTTGGCACGAACAGTTCCATCTTAATTCTGTTGTTAAAAATCTACCAACTGCAAAACCTCTATGAGCTGGCACTGTTGTTTTAGCAATTGTGTCTACAGTTCTTGCTCCATAACTATCTTTCTTTTGAAAAATTATTTCATTAGTATTTGCATCAGATCCTGTAACTGTATATCCTACATAATCGTCATACCTAAATCCTCTTAGTAATCTACTTAGAGTAAGATTTCCTGAAGTAGTTCCGCTTGTTATTGTAGTAACTTTAAACTCAGTACTTGATGTGACTTCAATTGTATATCTTCCAGAAGAAACATTACCAGTACTAACATCTAAAAACACTTTATTACCTGTTGATAATCCATGTACTGAACTACAAGTTACAATTACCTCAGAACCTGACCTTGCATATGTAGAAGAAATTCCAGGATCTTTTTCAATTATTCGATCTGCCATTCTTTCACCAGCAAGAAAGGCTACTTCTGTAGGTAAAGTTCTTAATTGAACTCTCACAAATCTCCATCTTGTATCATTAAATGCTGTTGAATTGTGATATGTAACATCACCCGAAGTTGTTAGAGAATTAGTCGCTGTAACAGTAAATGTATTCTGTGTTTTACTTACAATTTGTAAAGTCTCATCTACTGCATTTCCAGTAGAAATATCTAGAAAAACATCATCACCTGGAAATAATCCATGATCTGTTTTAGTTACAGTTAAAGTTGTTCCGTTTTGTTGATAAGTTGCATCTACTGAAGGTGCTAAATATCTCACAGCAAGTATTGGTAATCCAAAATCATAAAAACTAAATCCATCTGTATCTCTCATTCCACAAACATGTTCACCTAACTCTTTATTTTTAGAGGGAAAAGTAAATATTCTTGCAGGAATAAAAACTCCTGGAAACTGCTGGAATGTAAAAAATAATCTGTAATCTCCTCTTTTATCTCTTTCTTTAGAAGTAGATCCCAATATTGTTTGCATCATTACATATAGTTCGTATCCTCTCCTCCATCTAGTCCACAAAGAATCTTGATTATAAAACTTTACTTCGCTCTCTAATTCATAACCATCAGATCCTCTTGGATATATACTTGGTTCTTTTGGTTTATTATCAAAATTTTTAAATTTTTTACTAAAATCGAAATTTGATGATTTACCAAAATCTCTTATTTCGAATGCCATTATGTTTAATAGAAACCGCCCTGTACATTACAATAAAATCCATTTGTTAAAGCAGTAGCTCCACTCGCAGCTACATACAAAGCTTGTCCCCTCTTTAACATTAAACCTCTTTGTTTTGGAGCAATTTCATTATTACCTGATCCAAAATTAGATCCAGCTTGAACAGTAGGATGATTTATCAGAGGAAGTATCTCATTTAAAGTTAAACTGTAATACTGCTGACTAGAATCTATACTTGCTACAAATAAAGGAAAAAATTGATTTACGTTTGTTACTGTTCCAGTACTTACAAGATAAAAACAAAAATCAGTAGGCAAGGATGCATTTACATTACCTGTAATTGGTCCACTTAATGAAGGAATATCAACATCAAATGTTGTAGAAGTAAAGTTAGTTGTGTCTTTTACCTCAAAAGTATCATCTTTTGGAACGGTTCCTGAACTATATGTCGAAAAATCTAAAAATACATTTTGTCCTATTTCTAAATTATGTCCATTAGCTATTGTCACTGTGCAAGTAGTGCTATTAGCAGAGTATGTACCTGTTGTCACTGCTGAAGAATCTATAGCCTGAAGAGTTCTTTTTGTGTATCTAAAAAATATTTCATCTATATACGCTCCACTAATTGCAGTATCTGTCAATCCTGAGTCAACATCAAATACTTTTGTAGCTCCACCAACTGATGTAGGTATCAAACTTGTTAGAAAAGATTGACCCGAAGAAACCGTGCATAATGTGGAAGCGGTTGCTGGGCGATCCACCATTAAAGGTTGTTTGTTTGAACTACTACTTGACACTTTTACTTTTTAAGAAACTTACTTTAATTATATAGGAAGGTTTTTTTCCTATTTTTCTTCTTTTTTCCCTTTTTTACTTTTAGCATCTTTAGCTTTATCTAAAGCTTCTTTACGTTTTTCTTTATCAGACATTTTTTCACCACTGCCATCTTCTTTCTTTTTGTTTTTGTTCTTAAAATATTCAAGAAGCTGGGGAGGCATTTTTCCTTTAGCCATCAGTTTTCTCCAATCTAGATACAGGTACAGATGCTACGAAACGATTAGGAAGGTAATCTCCTCTAACAGTTGGGGCTCTCATGTAATCCCTTTCTGCAGTAAAGATATCTACTCGTCTGTCACCTGCCATTCTAGTACGGCCTCTACTTTGCTCAAAAGGGTTTCTAGCAATTTTTTCTCCCTGTCCATAAATATTCTTATCTCTCCTTATACCTAATGTATAACCAAGTTGTGTTCTAGGTAAAACAGACATTTATAAAGCAGCTAAATTAAAAGTTACTGTTGCAGAATTATCTCCACCAGACTCACTTACAAATACACCTTTTATAAATTTAACAGGTCTATCTGCAACACTATATGCATAAGTTCCATTTGAAGTTATAGTCTGAGCTGCAATAATTGGAGCATAGTTTGTTCCATCAATGCTTGCATCTAAACGGACAACAACATTAGTATCAATCTCGGCAACTGTCACCATGAAAGTATAACTTTTTGTAGCAAAGAAATTGTTTGATGCGACTTGTAAAACTGTTCCATCTCCCGGAGCAGTCAGAGTTGCATCAGTAAAAAATAGTGTGTCTTGAAAATAATTTACTGCCATTGTGTTTTACCTGTGATTTGATTCTAAGAATAAACGTGTCCCTACAGCAACGTCAGCTGGTCCTGGTAAGGCTTGTATAAACTCTGCACCTTCTCTGTTAAATCTGTATCTAGCCTGCTCTGGATTGCGGTAATTAGGTACATAGAGGTGCATTGCAAGTCTATCTGTTTCATAAATATAAATTTCCGTCCAAGTTTTTAAAGTTTGCCGAAAATCAGAAGTTGAAACAGTACGATCAACATCACCAAGTATACTCTCTATTCTGTTTTTTGGAATATTATTATTGTTGATACTGCCAGTCATATCAGTTCTTTTCTCAGCTTCATCACACCTGCCAATTTGCTCTACTATTTTACTTACCCAAAAAGAATCTTGAACATTATTAAGTGCTTCTTCTAGTCGAGCTTGGTCACCAGCTGGTATTGAAGTTATGTTATAACCTAAATGCCAACGTACTTTTGATTGTAAAAAGGTATCGAGCTTCATTCAAACAAGTAAAATATACCTGTTACTAGTCTACTCTCACTAAGTTCTCTTTAAATATTGCATCCCAATCAATTCTTTTAATTCCTTTTAGTTGCTCTAATTTTGTATATCTCTCTCCTGTCATTGTTGTTTGTAAATCTTTTATATCTCTTGCTGTCTTCAAACCTACACCTGGTAAGCTGTCTGCGATTTGTCTTGCACTAGCAGTATTGATGTTTAAACGTCTGTCAAGAGGAAAAGTTTCTTTGTTAGTTGGTTTTGCACTTTTATCGCCAGTAGCCTTTAGTTCTGCAGTTAATCTTTCCTCTGTTTTTATTTTTTCATTAGTTGCTTCTAAATGAGGAATTAGATCATCTTCGTGAACATAATCCACTTCATCATTCGCATTCACGACCATGAAGATTCCTTCTCCGTGCTGAGATATTTTCTCAACCAAACCACCAGTTACTTTGTGTTGATATAGCATAATTAAAATTGCTTTCCTCTAATTTAGCTTACCTTAATAATTTTTTATTGACAATAAAAAAGCGAGTCGAGAGACTCGCCTTTTGGTAACTCTATAAAGATATAGATTATGAATCTGTTCCGCCTACTTGTGAAGCAAAGTCCACGAAAGAAGAAACATCACTCCAAGATACAGCAGCTGCTGGACGTAAGTAGTTGACTCTACATACGATATAACCTGCTCTACCTGCATCTGAATCAGCTTGTGAGATGAATACTCCATCACCAGTGATTGTAGTGTTAGCAATAGCGTTTAAGTTATACACTTTAAAAGTAGTATCCGCTGTTACTTTGTACATCATGGAATTAGCTGCGTCACCTGCTGCTATTGTGCTAGTCACAGATGTCCAAGCTGGAAAATCTCCAGTTGTTGTATCTGCTGAGCCCTGAGCAAATAATGAGCTTGCTGCAGTTATAGAACTAGATGCAGCTGCTAAACCATTTAGCTGTGTTGAAGGAACACCAAGTGGAGCACCACCATTGTCAGGTCCTAAAAGTAGGATCTCACCAGTTGTACCACCAAGATCTGCTGTTATAGGAGATGCTGGGAAGCTAGGAAGACCACCAGAAGGTACGTCTTGTGCAATAGCTATAGAAGCTCCATAAACATATGCAGGTCTGCCTGCACTTGCTTTGACCACTAAACTTGTGCGGTCATCTCTTACCCTGTCACTTACTCTTCTATCTGGAGAAGGTACAGTGATACTAAAACTCTTGTTACTAGCTTGATCAGCTGATAAGTTAGTTACTTTTACATAACCAATCTGTTCGAAGAGTTCAATTCCAGGCCAACCTTGAACACCCTCATGGTTAAATGCGGATAGCTTGTTGATCTGATTACCGGGCTGTAGGATTGCTCCTGCGTCACTCTTGTAAGTTGCCATTAGTTAATACCTCCTATTACTCTGTAATTGTGAAGGCAGTAGTAACGAAGTCCTTATTCAAGTTCGCAAAACCAGCATATAGCTGCCATATAAGGATGATGAATCTTGAGAAGTCATCATTGTTATTGATTAAAACTTGAGCGTTAGGACCACCGATACCAACACCGATAGCTTGAGGACCAAAGAATAGTCCTGCTGGAGTTGTCTTAGATACAGCTCCATTTCCATCTCCAATATCGACCGTAATTGTTTTAGATGGGAAGTTTGTAGATTCAAAGAATCTTACTCCTTCAAATACGAATCCAGAAGGCATAACTGGTTCACCAGCTACGAACTGAGCCTGTCCATACTGACCACCACCATAAATGGCTTGGTTAGGACCCATTGCACCCATTAAAGGTGAACCTTGACCCATTCCTGGATATCTAGCTACCTCACGGAAGCCTTGATCTGCTCTGAGATCCTTCATTAGTGAAGGGTCAGCTATACAACGATAATATCCGTCTGCGAATACAGGTACGTGACGCTTTCTTAAACTCTTAACTACCTCAAGAAGGTCAGTCTTTACATTAAACTTGAAACGCTCAGAAGCATATTCTGTAGCAGAGTATGAGTTTAGTGTTGTTGAGTTAGATTTTGTCTTACCATTTGGATAGTAGTAACCACCCTGTGTATCAGATGCAGCACCACGAGATTCAGATTTGAATAGCTCATCAATGAATACTCTGTCTCTCCATCTACGGTAATCGTCTAACAGAGTCAACGAACCAATTGATTGATGGAACATATTTAAGTTTCCAGTATCAAGCAGTAAACGCTGAGCTGTCATTAGGGTTTCTCTAGCAATTTTAAATGTGCTAG